TCAAATAATTTATCAAACATAGTCATAGCATTAACAGTTTTTTTACCACTTATACCTTGACTACCTGATTGAAATTGTTTCCAGTAAGTATCGTGATAATTAATCAAATCTATAGATTCTTGTTTAGTTTTCTTAGAAAAAATTTCATCAACTAAATCTGTAAAAAATCTATCGCCCTCAAATTTATGAACAATCATCTTTGGAACTACACCTATTTCATATCTACGATTAGCTTCCTGTACAGCATGAATATGCTGATATACATTGTGACTTTGTAGTAGAGTATAACTCAATGTGTCCCAACTTGTTTTTGTTTCTTTACCGTGTTGTCCTATGAAACCTTGTCCCCTGTAACACAAGTCCTTAAGTAACATTCTATCAGTTACGGGGCTATCTGTAAACAGTTTATGGATACCTTCAGCCAAAACAGCAGTGCTGAATTTGCGAGTGTCGTTTGCATACGACTTTTTCTCCGCAGTTTTTTCCATGCTATAAGACCACTTCTTGTCATGTTCAATACTTGTGTTGAAATACGCAAGACCTTTAGCCGCACTAAAGAATGGACTAGCACAGTCAAATGTAATCTGAAGTTTTGGGTTGTGATATTTACGGATAGCTTTTTGAATATCAGTAAACAACACAGCATACTCTAAGATACTAGTACCCAAACAGTGAATTAAATCATGCTTGCCTTCTTGCAACAAACCATCATGGATGATATCAATCATGCGAGTTAGCATTAAGTGAATATCAATCTTATTCTGTCCACCAAACGCCCAACCATTGAAATGATTGTTTGGGTAGATGTTTGGGTCACAGTACTTTTTCATTTCATTATACCAATCTTCTGATTGAGTATGATTACGACCTTGCAATACGTTTAAGAACTTGCACTCACCATTGCGATTGTTAATAAAGTATTCATTGTTAATATGAGTAGCAGTAATAGCTTCCTCAATCGTACTAATACCATGAGCTGATGTTTTAGTCTTTGGGTCTTGAATATGAAACGTAGTCAATGACTGACTTGGAATATCTAAACACATACCATAGTCCATGTATGTATCCATCCAATTCAATACTTGCTTGCGTTTTTTCATAGCACGTGGGCAGTTAGGATCCTTCCAATCAGCAGGCCATTGGCATTTCAAAATTTGAAATCCACCACTATCACCCAACATGAATGTACCCTTTTCACGTTTGCGAATAATACTTTCATTATGGTCGTCAACCGTTGTATCCAAGTTAGCATGACCTGCTGAGTACAAGCCCCACTTATAATAGTACAATCCTTCTTTGCTATTAAGAAAATTTAATTTCTCTACATCACCGTTGAAACCTTGAGGTATACGTGCTTGGTCAAAGTAAGGTTCACCTTCACGTTGTTTACCCAAACCAGCAATATAAAAACTACTGACTGCAGGTAAAAACAATGCCCAGTCTTGCTTGTGACTATTTGATAAGTTAACTTGTTCCATTAATATCCCATCGGGGTAACTTCAGGTTTCAATAAAATTTCAACCATTCTTAGTTGTTCTTCTTTTTGCTTAATTTGGTCTACTAAATCTTTAACAACAGGATTATTTTTTGCTAGTGTTTCTAACTGAATTTCTTCTTGTTTCTTCTTCCTAGCCCAGTTAAGCAAAGACTCTGCCTCACCGTCAAGCTGTATACTAGGTATAGAACCGTGTAATTGTTGCCATGACACACCATCATATACTTTAATACTTTGAGTGTCAAGGTCGTACATCATGTCACCGATTTTTCCATTTGATGATCCGTAATTTTTCGCAACATATGCGGGGTTTACACCAGTGACAGTTAAATATCTTCCTACTGTTATACTTTTAATCATTTGGTATTTGCTGGAAGTAAGTATGTATAAACTGCAAGACCACTATCAACTGTAATTTCTGCGGCACCTGCATCACTGATACGAACTGTCTTATCACCAACTAAATCTAAGATAGCAATAAATTGTTTAACGGGCCACAACCATTGTTTAGTTAGTGTGCCTGTTACACCTGAGTGAAACACAAAGTTACCGCTGTGTGTACTTGGATCACCAAAATAAATCTTTAAGTCACCGTTTTCAGTTTTAGCTACAAAGGTAGTTTCTTCACTGTTAGCTTGACTTTGTTTTTTCAAACGCAAGATACCTGGAACTGTGGGTTCAAAATCAATGTTCCAATTGGCACCTTTGAAAGATACAGTCTTAACTTTTTCTTCAACTACAGTCTTAAGCATAAGACGATAATCATTTACAAAGTCACCAGTCTTTGTTTCAAAGTGAATTGTGCTAGGAACTGCAACACCATCACGTTGTGTGTTAGTTACATTGATATTAGCACGTTCATCATATTCATCAAAGCCAATAATTGTTTTTAGCTTACCTAAGTTAGGCATACCAAATGTGCCGATGAAATCTGCAATAGGGTTTTTAAACTTACCACTGATGATAACAGATTTGTTTTCTGCTACAGCATTGATAGTAGTCTCTGTTGCAGTGCCTGTGACTTTGATAAGTTCAATATCACCTAGACCATATGTATGGTCAATTAAATCTTTTAAATAATCTTTCATGTTTTTCCTTTGTTTGTTACTACTATATTTAGGTAGTTGTAGAGTGTATTATGATGGAATATATTGCGTAAGTCAAGTATCAATTTAACCAAACGTAAATAAATCATCAAATGTTGATTTTGTGTTTGTGCTAGTTCTAATGTCCCAGCTTAACACGCCCAATAAGTTATCAATCTTTTCATCGACCAACGTTTTTTCCATTTCATCATCATCAAATGGTAATTCAGTAAACCAAGTTGGCAATCTAAGTTCGTCAGTTGGATATGCAACACTTGTAAAGCCTAATGGATTACTTTTAAGTTTGCAAACAATAACCTTCATACCATCAACAATTTTTTGACTGTATTGGTCACCGTTTACTTTGCGTAGATAATTGTAGTTCAATGCCGCACGAACGTGACCGGGCATATTCTCACGACCTTTTTTACTGTTAGCTTCCTTCTCACCGTACATAGTTAAATTGTTAACTGACTTTGGAGAGCCCTTTGTCCAACTTTCTTGTGCAGAAAGAATTCGTTTAAAGTCTTTGATACGTTCAACAACTTCTTCACGACCTTTACCATCTTGAATAACCATGCACAATACATCCATTAAGAATTCCTGTACATACTTAGGTGTATCAGCACGTTTCAAGTCAAGACCCATAGCCTTAACGTCACCCTTTTTACCATCTTTATCTTTGCGCTTACCCTCTTTATCAAAGATATTGATAGCATAACGTTTCTTTGTAATAAAGATACTACGGTCACCAATCAGTTCACGACCAGCTTTAATGATTTCACCATTCTTGCGAGGTGCATGAAATGCTTTTTCCATGAATGCGGGGAAACTATTATTAGCTTCATCAGCAATACCATCATATAAACCAATGCAGGTTTCTTTATCCCATGTTAATTCTTTATTTTTGATTTGCTCTTTAAGCGATGGAAACGCAGTAAAATAGCAACTATCAGTATCACCGTATACAATTGCTTCCCCTTCGTGTGTGTAGTTACCCGTCACAGTTTGATTGATTTGGCTCATCATGTGACGAACAATTTGACGACCACTTAATGTAACACTTTGACCGATACGCTTGTCATAGAAACGACAGTGTTCATTTAATAGTGCGCCATATGCACTGTTCAATAAAATCTTACGAACAAGTTGACGTTTATCCCAATAGTCACGATCCTCTTGTGTAGTAGATTCTTTAAGTTTTCTCTGCATATCTTTACGATCCGAGTACCATCGAGTTAATAGTCCTGGGACTACACCTTCTTTTTCGTATGTAAAGATTGTGCCATTAGCACTTAACATCCAAGGCTTATGACTATCAAAAATTAATTTCCATATCTCTGCCGCACTATATTCTTCACTGCGACCATCTTCATAGTCAATTGTAAGCATAGTACCGCGTTCTTGGTTCATAATAGCAGTATATTCTAAAGCACCAAACAAGTTTTCCCACAGAATACTACCTGTAACCGCATCATCACCATCTTTGTGGCGTTTTTTCTCTGATGCAAGTCGCAAGCCTTTTTCTTTCATGTAGTTTTCTGTAAGAGTCTGCCTAACTTGACCGATGATTGTTTCACCGGCCATGTTGAGGGCCCTAATAACCGAGGGATAGAGCGAGTTGATGTCAACTGCTCCGACCCATTCATGTATTCCCTTTTTGGGAGTAGCAACATAGGCACCTGCCGCTTGTTGTTCGTCTGCATTTACACTTCTCCTTTTTTTGTCTGGAACTACTAAACCTCGTTCGTGTGCTTCATTGAAAATTGCCATTTCAATCATAGCTACAGAACCCATTACTGTTGGCAGTAATACTGTATTCTCATGAGCCAGCTGATTTGCTAGTTCTAAGAATTTAAGTTTATTGTGAATTTTAACTAACAACATAGTATCCTGACGATTGTATTCAATAAACTTGTTAAAGTCTTTGTTATACAATTGGTCAAGTGTACCTTCGTATTGTGTTTTATTTTCTCCTACTTCCATCTCACCGATAGCATCTAACTTATATGAGTGGCGACTCTCATAGTTATATTTCTTGTAGAGTTGTAAGTAGTCTAAGTGAATGCGTCCAACTAAATCGTATGTTTGTTCTTCTTTACCAAAACGCTCATACGTTCTAGGCTTAGGAAGTTGACCTAGCAAACAAAACTTGCGTGTGTCATCCTTACTCATCACACGTGTGACACGATTTACCATATAGGGTATGTCGTATCCTTCACTGTTCCAGCCAGTCAATACATCAGCATCTTCAATCAGTTGAAAGAAAACATCAAACATATCCTTTTCATTTTCAAAAAGAATAGCATTGCTAAACTCACCCACAATTTCTTGTGCCGTTTCTGGACTCATGTGCTTTGGCGCAACAACCAATGTAACCAATGTTTCTTGCCAATCCAAATACAATGAGATAGCAGTCACTGGATTGAATGGATCAGTAGTAGGGCTGAAACCTTTAACAGGATCAAAGTCTACCTCAATGTCAAAGAAACATGTGTGTAGTTTGGGTGCGTCAACTTTAAGATAGTTTTCACTGAGACAACGAAAGACTACATTGATATCACTTTCAAATAAGGTTTTATTTGAATGAATGCGTTTTTCTTTTTCAAACTCTTGACGCTTTCGTGTACTAAAACGTGAGACTGGATCGCCATAGATGCTACGATACTTTCCCTTGTTGTCGGGATAGTAAAATACATAATTGGCAGGGAATTCGTTGAAGTGACGTTTACCGTCACTACCACGTTCAACTACAAAAATTCTGTCGTTATCCCTGTTATGGATAGCGTCTACATAACTCAAAGTGTTTTGCCCACAGTTTCTAGGATGTTGTTTAGTTCTTCGTTGTCGGCATTAGTCTGAGTTAGACTTGCCTTATGTGCAATGCGTATTGCTTTTTTGAGTACGGAAGGCTTTACTTCCAATTCTTCGGCGATTGCCTTTACGGTGTCTGCAAGACCCTCATTCAATGTATCAACTTCTTGCATGACTGCCATGCCTTCGTTGATTAATTGGGTAAGTTTAATCTTTTGTTCACCTGTAAACATTTTTGCTGTCATATATAAACTCCTGTGAAGTAGTTATTATACATGAGCCGCGTAACAAAGTCAAACTTTTTACGCAATAAAGGTAACCTTTATTGAAATATTTCGTGGTGCTCTTTGCCGAATATCTTCATATACTTACCTGCAAGCATATCGGCCATGACTTCAATTGGGCTACCGGGGTAACTATCGCCGGGTTTAATCATGTTTAGTTCACCTTGACGGCAATGTACTAATTCATGGAATACAGTACGCATGATATCTACCATATTGCGATTTTTTGCATATACCCAAACTGAGTTTTCACCCTCTATGTGAAGTCCTGTATGATGCCCTTTTTGAGCCTTTTCAGTATCATAGCTAAAGATAATTTTGGGTATAGTTTTTAAGTGCAGTTTTTGAGCAGTCCATTTAATGAACTTTTCCATGATTGGGTCATTATTTAAATCACCCTCATCAAGTTTACCTTTAATCCAATTATCAGGTGTTCTTTTGTATTTCTTAACAAATAGATTGTGTAGTGCTTTTCCTGTGATACCGTGTTTTGCTGATATTTTTTTCATTAACCTATCAATGGTATCATAGTCATGTTTTTGTAATGACGGTAAAGTTTTAGCCAATTCATCGGCTGCGGATTCGGTAATAATTTGATATGATTTCATTAATATATTTATCAAATAATTGCTCACTTTCGAGAACTTCGGGCACGACTCCTATCTCCTCGGGCCAGCAGCCGGCCCACACTCCGTAGCAAGTACGGGTCCTAAGGTGTGTTCTTACCAAAATGAGACAGTATCGTATAATCGATGTTCGCCAAATCTCTTTAATCTATTTATGAATTCGTTTGTCTTTTCTGTGATGATACCAGTTAACTGGTATGTAACTCTAGGGTTATGTCCGGCGTTTGCTGTACTATGAGGTACATTCTGCCAATCAAATGTAGTTATATCCCCGGAATGCCATTGACTATAATTATAATTACCATAACTCCAAAAATGACCTTGTTCCCATTCTGTTAATTGTATCATTATACGCATAATACGCCATGGTTCTTCGGGACACCATTTTTCTAATTTATCTAGATGTAGGTTCCAAACTTCACCTGGCATTTGAACATGCACTCGTTCCATACAGTCATCAAGTCCAAATAAGTTACTAATTTCTTTAAGTACAGGTGGAATATTCCAATTAAGGTGTGTAATCTTATGGTCTTTACTATACCCTGTTTTTTCTAAATCATATTCTTCTGCTAGCATATCTTCACGTGGCGCCATAATACCTTCACCTTTATAACCACGTGTTTCCCAAGTAGCTGACTTGCTTGTATCAATGATAGTCTTTAATTCACTAGACCAGTCTCCTTTGATAGTTCCCAATCTGATTACGGTGTCATAATTATTATCTATTTTGAAATTATCAAAGTGGTACTTGCTTAGTGCTTTTCTTGTTTCCCAACTACTTTTTGTCATTTTATATTTCCTTTAATCCACTGACCTTTCGGACAGTTTTATCTAACTCTTGTTGAGGAACACTTTTAAAGTATTTCTCATTTGCATCTTGCTTCAATATCTCAAATACCCTAGGGTCATCATATGCTATAGGAAAATCTAAGATTTTAGTTAAACTCTTTAGATAGTTGTCTTTGTACAGGTAAAGTAACTCTGTGCTTAGATATACTGGCTCTAGAGTATTTATATACTTTAGTTGTTCTTCAAATTTAGAATAGCTGTAAGTATCTCTTACCCTTTCCTGTTGATATTTCAGTATTGTTTGGTCCCTACCAATAACGGCAAATTTAACCTTTATACCAAGTTGTTGTAAAGCGTTAATGAAATCTCTATATCTAGGTATTCTAGTAACTCCGTTGTCTGCGTATGGACAACTGATACTAGTGACATAATTGTCCATACCCGTCCAATCGATACTATTGAGTAGACTGGGCATGTTCCAACAATTATTGAATGGTTCATGGTCGTGTGCTATCCAGTATTCGTCAAGAAGGTCTTTCCAACCATGGACTTCTTGATGCAAGGCAAATATCTTGCTGAATAAATGATTACCAGAACCCTGAGGACCGGTAATAATCAACAACTGTTTCATATCAGTGTAACTCTTACATCAGATTGACCATAGTCCTGAAAATATTCTTTAGGTGGTAATTGAATCTTTAATAATTTACATAATGCATGATTTGTTAATGGTGCTGGACTCTTGCAATTAAGCATGGCTCTTGTGATTCCCTGATTTTGTTCTTTGATAATCTTTGCCATTGTTTTAAGATTCTTATAATAATATGAATAGCTAGGATAAGTAATATCAAAATGACCACACTTAACCCACCAACCCAAACAAGCATCATCAGGTCTGTGTACAAGGATAATAGGACATTCAGGCCAATACGTTTTTAAAAAATCAATTTGATTTGCAAACACATGACTTTTAATGATACGAATACCTTGACCTTTAAAGGGTCTATCAAATTCTGCTTCAATCATTTCTTTACGATAATTTTTTAAGTTATCGAATCCAGTTCCAAATTCCATGCCAGGATCAAAGTATGCACCTAAGTGCATTAAGTCCAACTTACCACTGGCATCATGATAGTAAGTGCGTTCATCACTATAGTCACTGTTATCAATATCAGGACTATAGTAGATGTTTTTAGTTACTGAACTCCATTTACTGCCTGGAGCTCCGGCTACAAAAATATATTTCAAGTTATTCCTTTGTCAAATCTATTTTACTTAATACAGGTAAGAATGTTGTGCGTAATGAATCCATTTGTTTCTTTAATCCTGCAGGAGTAAGTTCGTTTTCTTCATAGAATATGATATTAAGTTTGCACCACTCTTTGTATTCGTTGCTACGTATGGCTTCACTGAATGCCTTTTGATACCAACTTACAATTTCAGGGTTAGTTCCTTTTGGTAATTCAATACTCCAGGCTGCATACACATTAATTCCCGGTGCAACATTATTTAATAATGGTACATCAGGATATTGAGGCATAGTGCGTGTCCCGGTAAATCCAATTGGTCTAACCTTTCCGGCATCTATTAATCCACGTGCAACAGCGATAGGCATAATACCAAATTCTGTACCGTCTTTACCGTCAAAACTAGCTACACTAGTAACCGCTGGTAACGGACCGTTAAATCTAACAGGTTGCACCATGTCTCTATTTCCATTACCTTTTAACATTAGGTATTCAAAAGCAGTACGATGCGCTCCCCCACCAACAGCAATGTTAATAGGGCCAGACGTAATTCGAATCAATCTTATAAATTCTTCTGGAGTAGTAATAGTACTTTTAACACTAGCAACTAATACCAGTGGACTTTTGCCCATAGTCAATACCTCAATAAAATCATCGTATTTGAATTTTTTAACATTCTTTTCCCAAATGTCATTGGTAACGTATGTACTCATATGACTTGGTAAGCTGATTACATATCCGTCTGCAGGCTGTGTTAAGAAATGATTCTGTGCAATAACGCTGTCTGCACCTGGACGATTTTCCATTACGTAACTAAAATTGGGATATTTTTGTTTGACAATTTCTGCTAATTTTCTAAAAGCAATTTCATTTCCTGCCCCCGGAGTATTGCCTACTATGGTAACTATAGGCTTAATAGGCTCCCATGCATGTGCTACTAAACTAAATGACAATGCTAATAATACTAATAATTTTTTCATGTTTTTCCTTTTTATTTTATGGTAGTGAGTAAATCTGATAAGTATATTTATAAAAATTTTTACCCCACACAAATTATTTATCATAAAGAGAGAAAAAATCAGATGAACACTAAAATTTTTGCATTAATTAAAGAAAATTTAAAGTTAGCCTTTAATTTACCTAAGTATCAGAAAATTTCTGATAGTATAGATGAAAATACAGAGGTTGATAAACTGCCATGGACACCAGCAAGATATCGTAAATTCAAAGATACAATAGAAGTTGAACTAAGTCTGCCCTGTGATTATGTGGGAACACTGCGTAATATAGTAGATGATTTAAGCGAACGATATACACACCGTTTCTTTGCTGAGATTTGGAAACCACGCACCGGTGATTACGATTACACAGGATGGGCGTTGGCTGATGAAATTAACAAGCAAGACCCAAAAAATGTATTAGACGTTGGTTGTGGATATCATCCCTTTAAAGGTCGTATACAGAACTTAATTGGAATTGATCCGTATAATAACTGTGCTGATTTTGAGGTTGATATATTAGAATATAAAGTTAAACACAAGCATGACCACATTATCGCATTGGGGTCTATTAACTTTAATAGTAAGGATGAGATTGAGAATCGTTTTGCACATTGTGTAGACTTACTAGAGACCAATGGTAAGTTTTATCTACGTGCAAACCCAGGAATTCCACATAAGACAGGGCCTTATGTGGATATATTTCCGTGGAGTTTTGAGATAGTGAACGAATTTGCCGACAAATACAATCTTAAATTACTAGAATTTAAGAAAGATGGAAACGAACGATTGTATTTTTCCTATCAAAAAATTAATCGTTAATCTTTTTATTCAATTTCTTTATAACTAAGAGATGTAGTTGTACCATCTTCATGAGTTACTTCGTGCGTCATTTTTTGGTCAACGATCCAGTCAGTATATGAAGTAGTAGGTTCTGGAGATGTAAACTCGGCTTCCATTATTTTGGTAGCTTCTTCAGCACCGTGTTTTTCTTCTAGCCATTGGCTGTATGAAGTAAAATTTCCGTCTTCTAAATCAGAGGTATATTTGTGAGTTGTAGTAGTCATTTTTATTTCCTTGTTTGTATTTTGATACAATTACTGTATCATTGCTGTAGTATTTATCTTAAAAGAACGATTATAGACATTTATACGGTGCTATACGGATTTCTTGTCCTATCAGTACCGTCATCTTCAGGGTATATCAAATAAACATCAGGGTTTTGCTGAGGTTCTACTATTGGATCAGATGATGCTACACCAGGGTAGTAATTAGTTTTTTCAGTCATTAGATGCGTTTGCACCGCATTTTGCACGTTTTGCATTTGTTAATGCTCCATAGTCTATTGGCCATTCTTTGCCAGGTTGCAATTCAATTGCATTTTTAGGGAAAGCAAATTTAACTCCGCCCTCTTTTTCAATCTGTACTATTGGTAATCTAAACTTAGTTAAATCATTACCTAAGTTAGGATAGGGTGTTACGTGTGGAAACATCCAACCTGCTATTTCGTTGGTTTGATTATTGATAACAATTTTGTAAAAACCATGCGGAACAACGACACCGTTGCCGATTTTCTTATCTTGTGCATTATATACCCCTCCTACATATACTGTATAGCTTTGGTTACGCTGAACTGCCCAACCACGAATACTAGTTTCTAATAGTTTCCATATGCCACGATTCAATGAACCGGCTTGTGGACTCATGTTAGTCATTAAGAAACTTTCAAATTCAACTTGAACATCCCAAGATAAGTCACCGTCAGGGCTCATGTGACCTTTATCATATCCTGTACCTGCATAGTCTTCTGGCTTAGCGCCGTTTGGTACACTTTGGTCTGTAGCAAATGCATTAGTACGTGCTACACATCCAATTGCATTTTTAGGAAGTAATTCATATGTTACATACTTTGGTAACTTAGCTGCCGCATCATATCCAACTAGATATGCTTGTCGGCAAATAGGTGTGATACCTTGTGTTTGTGGGAAACCATATGGTGCATGTACCTGACAGGTTTGTGGGTTTTGTGGTTGTCGTTGTGTCCAAGCAAATGTTTGTGTTGATGCAAATATTATTAGTAGAGTAAGTAATTTTTTCATAAATATAATAAAGTAATCATATATTTATGCCTTCGTTTAAACTAGCCGACACAATCAATGCCATCGTAGAAGTACACGACATGGACACGCCAATTCTTAAAGACCCTGTGTTAAGAATTGGCGAGGGATATAGAAATGAAGAAGGTTACAATAGATATATCAGTGACCAGCGTGATCCCAACATTGACAAATATTTCACTGATTTAGTTCATGTAAATATTCTCCCATTACTATACACACATAACATATTTCCCCATGACTATCCTCTGACAATGAAAACAATGATAGAAAAAACTGAGGTCGGTGTTATCATGTTTAAAGATGAAATAGGTTGGTCACAACCTGCACATGAGGATCCTAGAATATCAATAGGGTCAGGTGTGTTTCATTTGCAAGACTGTAATGAGGGCACGTATTTCATGCACAATCATTATATGGCCCCGCATAAAAAATTATCCGGTGCTTTTTGGGCTAATATGCAATGGTCAAGCCATAAAGTACCCAAGGTAACAGCAGAAAGATGGGGATATTTAATTGTACTTAAGTGGAAAGATATTCCGTTTGAATATCAGTATTAAACTTTGCGACTAGCATATGAACTCATTTGCTCTCATTACGCACGTGCTTTTTTCAAAACACTACGAATCATCCACTGATGTTTTTCATGTGCATCTAATCTTTCAGCGATAAAGTTAGCAATACCTTGTTTGTTTTCTTGTGATGCTGATGCAAAGCAATCATTGAGTAATTCAATCATTTTAGCATTATCCTCATACAATTCAGCAAACATTAATTCAGCACGTGGAATTTTAAGTTGGTCTTGAATGATAGTCAATTCTGCATAACGTGTTAAACTACCTGGACTATAACTATCTAATGTACGAATATATTCAGCAATCTTATCTACTGAACTATATACTTCTTCATAGAAATTACCAAAAAATTCGTGATACTGTGGAAAGTTATCACCCTCTACATTCCAATGAAAGTTTTGTGCTTTGATTGACAATGAGTTAACACTTGCCAATAATACTTTTAAATTATCTGTTAACATTATTTTAACCTTTTATTTCTTTTTGCTTGCACAGTGAGCCTTTTGACAAAAGCCTTTTGGATTGCTACAGTTGATACTATTTTTGTATTTCTGTGACCACTTTTCGTCCAATACATCTTCGTTAGACTTCTTTTTAGTATTTACATTAATAGCTTTACCACTACGCTCTGGATTAGGGTCTTCCCTACGTTTTCTTGATGCGGCACTTGCACGACCCTTCTTACCTAAACTATGTGCTTTGCTTTGTGGTAAACATTTTGGCTTACCCTCGCTGTCACTACCTCTAGCACAAGCACCGCGAATCTTTCCATCTGGTCCAAAGCGAACCCACTTTTCTTTAAACCACTTATGCAAATCTTCTTCTAATTCTTGTTCACTTATCTTTTTGCAACTGCCAGGAGTTCCTTCCTTAGTACCAGGAACTCTTTTGAAGCCTGTCCAACAGGCTTCTAAAATTTGACGGTATCTCATTTTTTACTCTTATTGCCCCAGTTACTTGCACCTACTTTGCGACACTTTACTAACGCACCGCTAGCATATGCTGAAGGCCAAACTTTATAACGGCTCTTGACTTTACTGTAGCAAGCATCTTTTGCTTCGGCAATACTTTCTTCACTGAATGCAGGCCCGCCGCACTCAGGGCATTTATCTTCTGTCATATTTTTAGATGCGGCATGATGTTTATTCGCTAATGCTTCATAACGCTTTGCATCTCCGCGATGTTCAGCGTTGTCTGCTAATGCATCATAATATCTAACCATAGTTTTATGGTAACCTACCATATTACCCTGTCTCTTTAGTTCTTCAGCATCAGCTTTGTAATCAACTGATTCAGTAACATTTTGTTCGACTTTACTCCAAGATAGTTTTCTACCGTCAGCTAAGGTTGCTTGTATAGGACCATCAATCATTTTAGACTGAATGATTTTAGCATCAGGAAACTTCTTTTTAACTGCTTGAATCCATTGCTGTTGTGTACGACCTTTAGCATCCACTGCCCTTTGTTGATTTTCAGTTACTTCTTTATCTTTTTCAGCCTTTGCTTTTTCAGCATCGGCAGCTTTTTGTTTTTCATAATCAAGCCAAGACTTTTCATTTTTCTCTAAGTATGCTTCTGCTTGTTCTTTGGTCATTTTAACAGGCCATTCTTTCGCTCTCCAGCGGAATTTAGGTTTGCCTTCATATGCGGCTTTTGAATGCACTGACATAAATTCGTGTACATCATTTTCATCGCCCACATATTTTTCTACCCAACGCTTGATACCTGCTTGAATACTATTTTCGTCTGCGGCAAACAAATCTTTAATAGTTTGTATAATACTAGGAGCCGCATAAGTTCCTGCTATACCAGCACTGAATGCCATTTCAGAACCTATGGTTGATAATGCTGTAGTTACACCGCCCATTGAAGCTACTAATGGGGCTAGCAATCCAGATGCAGCCAATCCCGCTCCTACTCCTCCTACCGCTAACCAAGGGAAAGCTGTAGCAAATTTTCCACCTATATAACGCAACGCCTTTGCTGTAGCAGTACTAGGATCAATTATTTCATCTAATTGTCCTTCCCCCATACTTTTAGGTTTTTTATGATGCTTTTTCATGTTAATGGCAATGGCAGCTTGTTGTTTCCAACTACCTGCTTCATCTAATTCTTCATCAGGATTTTCTAATTGATATTCTAATTCTTCAACTTGATTTTGTATGTCACTTAGTTTATCTGTGAAGGCTTCTTCTAAACTATATACTTCTGATGCCAATTGATTAAAGGCTTCTAATACTTGATTTTCTGAATAACGCAATTCACTTGCATCAATTCCTGCTTTTTCAGCTAGCTGTCTAATTTCAACAATAATATTATGTATTGTATCATCATGCTTAATTGCTCTGGTTGCTTGTCGTACTTGATTGACAACTGCTTCCATTCTATATTGTTGTTGCTGTAATTGTTGTAACTGTTGCTGTGGTTCTGCGCTTTCAGTAACAACACCTAATGATTTTTTCAGTGCATCAGCAACACGCTTTTTACCACCCTTGTCCATTTTATCAACAAGAGTTTTAACTTGCATATAGGTGCTAGCATTAGTTTGTGCTTGTTGTTCTTCTTCGAAAAGTTTAATTGCGTTAAAAATATTGCTCATAATTATGCCTTCTTGTTCTTGTTATCTAACATACCGCGTTTATTTGCAGTTGCCCAAGCAATGTTTTCTGCTTCTTTTTTACCGTGTCCAGCTTTAACTTCACTTTTCTTTACATCATTGACAAACTTATCAACTTTTTTACCTTCTTTGTATGGCATTCTAACTGCAGGTTTAATTTCTCCGTTTGGAGTTTCATGGTCACCTACTTTAGCTTTTTTGTATACTTCTTTTCCAGTGTTGGGGCTGATATAAAAATCTTTACCATTCTTTACGCCTACGCTTTTAATTTTATATTTTGCTCCACTTGAACTTTCTGACATAGCATCATTATCATGTTGCATTTCTTTTGCACTAATTACATAGTTCATAATACTAACCATCATGCCTTTAACCGCACCAATTTTTTCGCTCATCCATTCAGGAAATTCATCTTGAGTTGATAGTTCTTTATCTAAATGACTTGCTACACGAACAATAGTGTGTAAGCTATTTTTAAATGTCTCACCTTCGGGTTCTCTACTATGAGGTAAGAAACCGCTTTTTCTTAAGCGTCCCGTTCTTGGGTTAAGAATAACATCATCTTCTTCAAGTGTTGCTTCTGCGACTGGCTGAGGCTTATTTTGTCTCATTTCTTTACGCATTTCTTCTTTGGTTTTTCCATATTTCTTTTTAAATTCTTCGTCGGATAAACCATCTTTACCTGCACTTAAATCCATCATTAAGTCTTTTACTTTACCCTCAACTAGACTGTTAGCATATGGACCCTTCTTTTTAGCTTTACGTGCCATTACTTGACTTACTGGCTTTAAGCCAGGGACATCTACACTTTCACGGGTTTGTTTCATCAAAGGCATCGCTACTGTTGAAATAGAGCCTGATGTTGTTGAATTTTCTACTATTTGCTTGATTCTCATACTGGTTTCCCAAAGTTATGTAGTATTTATCAAAATACTACAATAAGGAAACTTAAGAGATTTTGCCGTTTGGCTTAGCAGTTGGGGGGATTCCTGCTCTACTTGTTTTCCAATAGAAGGCTTTTGCGTTCTTTTCTATACTATCAGGGTGTACATCTACTGTTAATGCTGTTTTAAAACGCGGGTCGTTTTTCTCTTTTTCAGAGGGGATATATCCTGAGGCTTCATTCAATGATTGTTTTAAATATTGTTCTCCCTCACCCGTTACGTACCAATACCCATCGTCATCTACAATATAACCGTTGCTACTTAAACTATCTAATACATTATCATAAGCACTGGTTCTTGATTCATCTTCTTGGAAATCTAATCCTAATTGTGCCGCTGTGTAGATAGCATGTAAAACTAATAATTTACCTAATCCTTTGCCCTTGAATTCTGGATAAACTTCAGCAATGCTACGCCCTGTGTTACTGTCATATTGATATATACCAGCTGGAGAATTATTAACAGTCAAAGTTGTAGAGAATTTACCATTGCCTTTTTGTATTTTAAAACTGATTTTTTTATCAGAGGCTTCCGATATTGATCCACGATATTGATTATCTTTAAGGCCGCCATATGGATTTACTGCAGGTGTCTTTTCAGCCGCATATTGCATTGTGGCTAATTCTGCTACAGGTTGTCTTCTGCTCAATTCGTATATAACTTTATTACCGGTGTCAGCACGAAACGCTCTAAATCCCCATGCCCTAGCATAACGTTGAACTAAACTATCATACAGTCTAGCCCTACTTTGTGCATTTTGTCCATTTTCAACTTCTTTACTAGCTGAAAAAATTACTTTATTAGGTTTGTATTTTTTAATGAATATTTGTATAGCAGTTAACACTGTAGCAAACACACGTTGTGCATCACCCTCACCCGTTACTTCTTGACTATTATTTCTAAAGAACTCAACACTCCATGCTTCTTCTTTATCTTGATTGTATCCTTTGTTGAACATAATACTTAGATAGTTTCCATCATCCATTTTTGCTATAGCATCAACATCACCGTAGTCGCTCTTTTCCCATTTAAGTTTATAAGGTTGGTCGAATGCTTCGTCAATGTTTTGATACATAGTTTCAATGGTTAATACTTCACTATGCAACTTGTTTTTTAAGTCATGTAATTTTGTAATATACCCCTGACTACGCAATGCTTTATATGCTAAATTTTCAGGACCAAACTCGCCACCCCTATCTAATCCTGATTGTCTATATCTTTTGATTGTTTTTAATATACTGTTTACTTTGCTATATCTTTTTGACTTCAATGCTAATTCAACTAATGTTAGTAATTTTTCGTATTTTTGTTTGGTGGCGGTTTGGTCAAAGTTTGCTCTACGCTTAGTGGGCAATCTAAGCCATTTATCATTTTTGAGACTGTACTCACCTAGACTTACAACTGGTTCTCTGGCGTCTTGTACATATAACTCTACTGGTACCCCGTGTATTTTAATATCATGTGTGTCGTTATAAAGTGTTTTCTTTGCGTTGAATAATTCACGGTAAACATCATCATCTGGGTACTTACCCATATCAACTAATATATGTAAATCTAAATCACTGTGGGGTGTGTAACTGTATGCGGCATTACTACCTGACACAGTAATATCTTTTACATCTAATCCATGTATACCTAATTCTTCTAAAAAGTCTTTTGTAATGATTTCAAGTTGGTCTTTTACTTCAGGGCGTAGGTTTTGCCCACGCCATAATTTACTGTTCAGATGGTCGTGAAACTTTACAGCGTCACTTAATTTAAATGACTCTAATTCTTTAATGTCCATCTTGTATTTATGATTATTTTAGTTCTTGTAGATTTGGAAAATATGTTATAAATGTGTCTTTATTTTTAGGTCTTAACATCTTTATCTTTTTATAAATCTCATTATAGAAGTTCCATGCTAAAATAATAATGATTAAATCGTCAGTTTCTCGTTTTAAGATGTCACTAGTCTGTACAGGTATATTGCTCCCTGGGCACAACAAACCCTGCTTCAATGGATTATCATCAATGATGTACTCTAGTTTTAAATCGCCGGCATTAATTACTGTCATACCTTTGGCTGCGGCACCGTATCCAATGATTTTTTTACCTTGATTTTTATCAACAAAGTTTTTAAGTTCAGATAGACAAGTTAAAACATTATTTCTATAGTTATCATAAAATTCACGATTATACTTGTGTTTTTCTAAACCTTCTTCCAACATTAATTTATCATTTGGTGCTCTAGATTTACCAATATTAAAACTATAACTTTTACCATGTACATTGGGTTTCCAAACACCATTTAAAAACAAGCCGGATTTTTCAACTACCTTTTTCATACTACTAATACTAAAATAACTTATGTGTTCATGGTATATAGTATCAAATTCATTTTTATCAAACATCTCTGCTTGACTGGTTTCTATAATTAAAACCGTTCCGTTATGCATAACTTGTTCACATGCTTTCAAAAACTCATGAATATCACAAGTGTGTGCAAAAACATTTTGTGCTACAATTAAATCCATTTTAGGTAGTTTTTTTGCTACATTAACAGTCCAAAAATCACAAGTTACTTCATGTCCTTTACCTGCGCTTATTGAATGTAGATTTTCAGCAGGATCAACGCCATATGTTATCCAACCTATTTTTTTAAAACTGTCTAGTAATGTTCCATCGTTACATGCAATGTCTAGTACCCTATGTTTTTTTCCTGCATTATTAGTAAGATTTCCAATATTTGATACACTATTAGCAAACCAATCAAAGTATTCTTTAAGTGTATTGCTCGTTCCACTTACATAGATATAATTTTTAAATAAGATGGTTGGATCAACTGCAATGCTTAACTGACTATGCCAGCAACTATCACACCCCATTAATTTTAACTCATATTCTTCCAATACTTCTTCTGGTTTATGAAAGCTATTGGCTAATGATTGATGCCCTAAATCTAATATAACAAATAAATTTGGATTACCACAACATAAGCAGTTATATAATTTTTTATAATTTGATTTTGAATCAATCTTATTAACTATAGACCTAATACTAGGGGGAGAACTATGTTTAGGAGTAGGTGTTTCATCAATAACTACTGGTTCAGTGCTAGTATTATCAAATACTAATCCAAATTTATCCTCGTCAATGATTACTTCATTGTTAGTTATTACACGCTTACTCCAAACTATTTTCTCATAGTTAGCAACCAACTCTGTAATAATACTAGAAAGTCTATCATTAAATGTAAAGCCAAATGTGTTTGTAAACTTGCTAGTATCTAACTCAAAGCTGAATGAGTTGGTAATCTCTGGATGAAAATTAATCGGTACATTTAATATAGTACCCGCGCCTTCTGCAAAACTGTTAATATTTCCACTGAAACTTGCTATATTAAAAATTTCATGTTGTTCTAATTGTTTATCACTGTTATTAATAATTGTCTTTATTGCCCTAACGCAATCATTGATTCCTAATATACTTCTATGATTAATACCATTGAAACACTCAATATTATGATTTGCTTTTGCATTAATAACCATAGCATTAAGCATTAAATCTGCTCTGGCAAATTCATTAAAGCCGTTAACTGTGCCAAAACGCAATCCAATTGTTTTACATTTTGCACCTAATGCAATTTTTTCAATTAACTGTTTAGTCAAATCATATTCAATTTGTGCCGTAGCCAGTGTCATAGATTCTTTTCTACTCTCACCACCTTGACCATAAACACTTCCACTGCTAGCATAAATTAGTGTTTGGTTTTCTGTTAATTTACTAATTAAATCTGTAAATTTAGTAACGTTATTTTCCCATGCTTCCGCATAATTATCACTACACATAGCCATTGAACTATGTCCTGCTAATAAAATAATATGTGAAAATTTCTTATAAAATTCTTTGTCTAACTGTTTATAGTCTACTTTATATTGTGGTGTTGGGCCACCAAACATATTATTATCAACCGTTGTTACTAGATAATTTCTTTTACTTAAATATTTACTAAGCGCACTACCTATATAACCACTAGAACCTATAATTAACACTGAAGTGTTTAAGTTAACAACATCTTTAAAAATAGGTGCCTCTATTGGTACTTCATTATTTTTATCTGTTACCTTTATAAAATTGTTATAAAAACTGTTTACTTCATATTCTACGGGGTATGGAACTTGTCCCACATTTATATTTCGTTGTGGATCCAATGTTTTTCTATGTATGTATAATTGATTAAATTCGTGATTGCTAAATTTAGTCCACGGTGGCGAATTCCAAAAATTGAATCCATGAATAAACATTATATATGCAGTGGCTGCATCAACATTTAATCCAGGTTTCCCCCACTTGCTTTTAAAATACTCCCAATTATATTCAAACCATTCATTGTGTTCACCGGACCTGTTACTAAAAGA